CCAGACATATGGCCGGTCGTCCCAGCATGACAGCTTCCACAGCTGCCACACTGTTGTAGGTTATCAAACAATGCACATCGTCGGCCAGGGCACTTTCCATGGTATCTGTCCGTAGGCGTTCCTCACGTGTGCGCTTGAGTCTGATTTCTATGGGTCTGTCAGTGTGGCGTTGTAGTTCGGCCATGGTCTGTGCCAACCATGTGGGCTGATCTATGTCCCAGATGGTGAAACTTTTTTCACTGGGTGGAGCCACCAGGATCTTGCGTCCGGGACGGAATGGTTTGGTCTTGTAGGACAACCGGGCCAATCTGTCACTGGGTCTGTCAATGATGGGTCTGATGTCATGCACATGATTTTTGATGATACGGAAGTGAGTTTTCTTGCTTAGATTTCCTATGTAGCCGTTGTCTATGTAGTAAAAAGTGCGTCCTGTATCCCAACAATAGTTCACACTCTTGCCCAGTTTCATGCCGCGTATGCACCAAGGATGTGACTCGGGCAAGTGCCAGGCTTCTTGAGAGCTCATGGTAATGCCACCACAACCACGTGCAAAATGTTCAGCAAACACAGCCTGCCGAGCCTTGACCGGATAGTTTTCCATTTTGCGATCCAGACATAACACCTGATCGGGGCTGGTGGTTCGATCCGGAACAAACTCTGGCTTCATGATTTTTGTTGGCAGTATTGGGTAAGTGTGCGTTCTTGATGCCACTCGTCAGCCTGCGGTGTGTCCGCAAACTCAGTGAAACAGGGAGTGCCCAAGGTGTAGTGCAACAACTTGGCCGCTGGGTTTTCACCAAACTCGTCGGGCAACCAGTTCCATTCTATAGGCAACTCTCCAATACGATCATCATCCAACCACGAAAATCTATGCAAGTAACTGCCAGGTTGATTTTGCACAAAAGACGGAGTGAGTTTTCTGTTGGGCCAACTGGAGCAGTTCCATAGTATCACACTGGACCAGTTTTTTCTTGGATAGTCTTCGTTAGGGGAACCCATGTACTTTTCTGTCATGCGTGTTTTATAATCGTGCTTGACCACCAGGACATCATAATGACCTTCCAGGCGCATGTTCCATAGTTTGACTATGTCGTCACGCAAGATCATGTCACCATCAATGAATATGGCCCAGCCGGTATAGCTCATGAGATGTGGAACGAGAAATCTGGTATACACAAAGTGGTTGCTGTTGTCGCCGTGTGTTTCTTCGTAGTCCTGGAACAGGTTCAAGGCCACGGGCACAATGGCCACGGGCTGGCTGGCATGACGTATGATGCTGTTCACGCAGGTATGATAGGCTATGGCTTCTCTGGGATCGTAGCCCACAAACACTGGTATTGGTGTCATTGTCGTTCTATGTCCTCTTCCACACAGTTTGCACCATACTGTATTTCAACCACTTGCAGAGGCTGATCTGTTTCGTTGCACAGTTGATGCCATTCACCACGAGCAATGTGCGTGTGTTGATGAGTGCCAAACTCGCCCAACAACTCTGCATCGCTTTTTCTGTTGATGCCATACACTGTGGCCGTACCTTGGGTCACATGCCAGTGTTCGGCACGGTCTTGGTGTCGTTGCATGCTGAGACGTTGTCCTGGCAGGACTGTGAGTTCTTTGACCTTGGTACCAGGTGCGTCATACAACACTCGATAGTGACCCCAGGCCCGTTCGGTGCGGGGTGCTTTCCATTCTTCTAGTATCCAGGAACTGCTGTTGGCCTTGTTGAATCCGCCCACACCAAACTCAAAATGCATGTTGGTATCGGCTATGTCCATTTCTGGAATGTTATCTGGTGTGCGATCTCCACCATTGGCAAAAATGATATGATCTTGCGGATAACTTTGACGAGTCATCTGTATGGCATGTCGTGCTGTGCCATCCTGATCATTGAAATCAATCACGAAATCCACACAGGCCAGGGCCCGGATTATGGCACTGCGTTCGCGCCAGGGCATGAACGCCTGTCCTTTTTTGCGTGTGAGCCAGGCATCTGAGTTGACTCCCACTACCAGGCGATCGCCCAGTTTTTTAGCAGCTTCAAGATAGGCTATGTGACCAGTGTGCAAAGGGTCAAATCCCCCGGTAACCAATACGATTTTTTTCATAATCCTATTTATATGCCGTTTATTCGATGTTTTTTGTTTCTAGTTGACTGTGGTGCTGGCCAAGCCTTGCACACGGGTATAGTAGGGCTTGACCACCCTTAACCAGTCAAACAGTTGACGACACATGATGGCATCATTGGGCCACCAACCTATACTATCCTGGGCGTCGATCAACTGCTGTGCTGCCCAAGGCTTGATCACATAGGCACTGTTGCCAGGCAAGCCCTGCGGAATGATCCGATCGGTTATCCAGGGCACAGCATTGACACCAGGCATCAGGGCCTGATCATATTCTTGGGCACGGAAAGTTGCGCCTGCTGGATCATTCAAGGCCATGGCTCCACCTTCAAAATCTGTCTGATCAAATCTGCGTGTAAACACAGCATCATGTTCTAAGATGCAGATGATCTCGTCCATGTCCACGCACTGTTGCCACAGCTGATAATGACTCTGCGCACAGGCTATCCTGGTTCGTACATCACGATTTTTGTAGGCTGTCAGTGTGAGCCCAGTATAGGCACAGGTGATCTTTTTCTTGGTAGGCCAGCGCCATTCACAGGCCTTCAGAGTATCGGGTGTCACTGCTGGCCACTTGATAGGAGCCAATGCGCTGCTGGTGGCATGTATGGATTCAATGCAGACATCTGCCGCGGTTTGACTGGACAGATGATCTGGTATGGCGATTACAAACGCAGGCAACATTATTTTTCTGCTATGGCATAAAACGAGTGGTTCAAATCATAGCCTTGTGTGACCATGATTTTTTTGTAGTTCCTAGACTCAAGGTAGGCCTGCACATGCTCGGCCTGCATGATGCTGACATGCTTGCGATTGTTCCAGGGCCGCCAATAGGTCTGATCATAGTGTGGCAGGTACAGGAACATGACACCACCCACACGCAGTCGGGTATGCCAGTGATCCAAGGCTCCTACCCAATCCGGCAAGTGCTCCAGGCAATGGCTGCTGAATATGTAGTCGAACAGTTCATTGGGCAAGGCATAGGCGTCGGTACTGGCATCTATGTTGGGATCTATCATCACGGCCCCAGGAAAGGCCCATTCCACTCGATTGCATCCTATGTCCAGGCCTCGACCGCGGCATAAACGTTGTGCAAATGGCCAGGCAAACTGCGCGGCAAATCCTTCGCTTTGCCAGCGTGGATACTCGTGCCCTTCATGCTGTATGGTTTCAATAGTCATTGATTTTGCATCCGTGGTCACGGGCCATTTTGAGATGATGTTCCCAATCGGTTTCAGGTCGGTTGGTGTAGAGATAGATGTTGTTGGGTTCAAAGTACATCTGGGCCATGTGCATGTACCCGCTGTCCACACCAATGTGATACTGGGCACGACTCATGGCATAGCCGGCATAGGTGGCCGTGCGTAATCTTGGATCCGAGGCCTGTCCGCCCACGGCCACTATTTCACAGCCCAGCGCCTGGAACTTTTCTTGGATAAGTTTTAGCTGTGCAGGTTGTAGGTGCCGTTTTTTGCTGGAAGCATCCACCTGACAAGTGGCAAATCTCTCCGGCAGATCCAACGGCTGGGGTGTAGGCCGACCGGGCAATCTAGCATAGTTGGCCATGTACTTGTCCACAAAAAAACTTGGCTGTAACACTTGTTGCAGTCGACCTGGGTATTGCTCATAGTAGTGTAACACAGCATCAGGATGTTTTTGCCTTACTAGATCCAGGAAACTCAGATCAGTATAGCCGCCAGAACGGGTGTCATGGGCCTGCACAGTCACGGTGTTGTCAGGAAACAGGCGTACTACTTCGGCCCAGATCTCAGGCTTGTCTCTGTTGTTTTGATGGCTGGCTATGTGCAAGGTAGCCGATTCTCCATGTGCCTGACCATACAAATAGGTCAACAGGCAACTGTGTACAATGTCTCCAAAGCCTGGACAACTGTACATGAGGTCGGGTATCCTGGTGCTCCAATAGCGTTGAACAACATGTTTCATAGGTTGTTTTTTTCTATGACAGCATAACCAAAACTACGATCATCATAGATCAGATACTGCCATTGTTCATTTTTGGCCACAAACCGGTCTATGACATCTTTGATCGGAGGATATTTGGCATCATGAAACACGATGTATTTTCTCACATGCGGCGCATGTAGATGTAGTTCTTGTGTCACATGCAAAGCAGTGTGCAAACTATCTACCAGCATCATATCCACAGCAGTCACGGCGACGGTGGGATCAACACTAGAGTTTTGATTCAGTCTGAGTTCACCAGAAAAATCTTTGAACACATGCTGGTGTGGTACGAATCTTTCAAAGGTCACGTCTATCAGTTCAACATGTCGCATGTTGGGATTTCCCAACATGGCAGCTGCGGCACTGACTCCTTGGAAAGCTCCTAGTTCTTTGTAACTGTCACAGTGCTGTGCCAACTGTCGGATGTGTTGCCAATACAGCACAAAATGTTCGCCATATTTGGCAGTGAACTGATCACAGGCCTGATCGTAGAACTCTTGTAGGCTGAGGCAATGAGAAAAATCTGGATGTATCACATCACGACCTTATCACATACACTCTGCAAGGACAACGACCTTTGATACCAGTAGTGTCAAAGGTATGTTCCAGGGTTAGTCCAAGATCCTGGATGATCTCACGGATTTCTGGGTCGTGTATTTCCAAGGGATCAGATGCTCGTGCATAGTTGTCCTCAGGCGCATAGGCATGTTCCACATACAAGCGACCATTGGCGGCCAGTTGATCGGCCCAAACACGCAGGGCCAATATCGGATCATAAGAGTGATCTATTGCATTGCTGTACACTATGTCCATGCGTCCAGTCCAGTCGGCGTTGACTTCATGGAAGTCCCACTGCACAGTCATGGGAAACTGGTCAGCTGTGGGGCTGATCTCTGTGCCTATGATTTTGGCTTGCGGGAATGACTCTAAAAAATATCGTTGTTCTGTGGCATTCCTGGTACCATGACACAGTATAGCCTGCGCTTGATCATGTCTGGCCGCTATGGTTTCAATGGTGTGTCGATCTACCCAGACATTTTTGATCTTGCGCACATTGGCTTCGATCTGTGCGGCCACATACTCGTCGTGATTGGCATATTGATATATTTTCATCACTCGGCACCGGGTATGCGAACATAGACTTTTTTGGTGTCACTGACCACATATTGATCGCCAAACATTTCCTTGATGGCCTGCATGGTTCCGGGTATCCAGTCAACCACATCATCGAACCAGATAATGCCTCCGGCGACCATCATGGGCAACACATGAGCCACACTTTGTCGTATGGCACGATACTGATCACAGTCAATGTGTGCAAACGCTATGGGCGGCATGGGCACAGCACTGTCAGGAAACGTGCCTTTGATCACGGTGGCATAGGGCAGTCGTGATTTCACGGTGTCATAGTCAGTGTCACTGAAGTCGCCCACGTCATGATGATCTATGTCGTCCTTGAAGGGTATGCCTTCAAAGGTATCATACAAGAACACCTGCCGATCCTGTTTCTTTGCCACTTCACACAGGTGCCAGGCAGTTCCGCCTTGGTACACTCCCACTTCCATGAAACATCCAGGCGGTGTGGCCGCGGCCACTGTGCGCATTTCAGTTATGACCCGACCTTGCACTTTGGTAGGCAAGGCATCGGGATAATATTTCCGCATGTATTTGTCGTTACCGCCCATGACATCCTTTATAATATATGTATATTATTTAGCTTGCGGATTCGCCGATGAGTTGCATGAGCTGACCAACGTTTTCACCGCGGGCAGGCAAGAGATCTTTGAGGAAGAAATGCACAAAGTGTGCATCTGGCAAGCTGTCATCTGTGACGGCCTTGTACAGGGCATTCCAGCGCCAGTCCAGATTTTTCCTGGGCATGCCAGTTTTTTTCACCCACCAGTTCAACAGCATCTGATCTGTGCTCCAGCGGAAATAGCCCATGCCATCTATAAAATCTCGGAACTCGGGTCTGGCCAGGAATTCAGCCGGAGTCTGCCCGTCAAGATAAGGCACGAATAAAGCTGAGTTGATGACCATCATGCCCATGTTGTAGAATTCGGCACCTCGATCGCCCCAGAGCCAGTCCACGTCGTTGAGCTGGCCAAAGGCCGCATGGCTATATTTGGTGATCTTGGATGCATGCTTGGCAGTACAGGGCAAGTCTCTTTCGGCCACGGCCCCAAAGGCCTGAGTTGTGGGCAAGTGGTCAAAAATGTTGGGTGCAGTGCTTCGTATCAGGATGTCGCTGTCGATGATGGCTATCTGGTCATATTGGTCCAGATAGGCAAATGCATTTTCTTTTTCAAATATGGGCAGATAGCCCAGGCGATACACAGCTTCACGGCTGCGCAGAGTACGAGTCATGTCTGGCCGGATGCGTAAAATAGGTTCACGCTGTATGATGTGTGTGATATCATAGCGATCACAATAGGCCGCAACTGAAGCTATGCACCGATCATACAAGGCACTGGTCTCGCCCACATACACCTGATAGATCATCCTGCGGCTCATGCTAGGTCCCTGGTAAAACTGAAAGCGTTTTGTCGAACCTGGACCAGACCTTGCTGATCGTGTGCCACAGTGACGATGCCGTCACACAGCATCCAGTCCGCAGGCATGGCTCCATGAGTGGCAACCCAGGCAAGGATCTTGCTGGCTCCCTGCGGAGAGATCACATAGGCCCTGGCACCTTCCCACCACTGTCCAGCAGCTATGGGCTTGCTGGGGCGAAAACCTTCCAACTTGATCACGTCTGTGTCGGGCAAGGTCTTAGGAGGACCACGTACAAACTCCACGTCATGTTCAAAGATGGCCACGGGTCGATCTTGGTGCACACACTGATTCCACAGTTGCCAATGGCTAAGAAAACAACCCTGTGTGCCAGGGCGAGCCATGTACCGGACGCATTTTTTGTGCCCTTGATAGATGTCAATACCATGTTGTGCCAGATCAGTGGCACGTCCATCCACACCAGGCCAATACGTCAAATCCCAACCGTGAGCTTGACCCGTGGTCATGGCATGCAGACTCCAGGCTTCACTGAGTTCATGTGATTCTAGTCGTATGATGTAGCCCTTCAACGCCACGATTCTACCTTGTTCACAAAGTCAGACTGATGTTTTTTATCACCTTTGCCGGTGAAGAAACGCATGCCACGCTTGTTGCCCCAACTGCACCATAATATGTCAATGGTTTCAAATTCTATGTCTCGAAACGCTTCACGCAGACAGTCTTGATCCATGAACCAATAGGCACCACGATCAAAGGTGGCCAACAACAGATCACGGAAGTGTTCACGGAACTGCTGACCCGCCAACCCTGTGCCCAGCCCAATGCAACTGGCGATCAAGGTACCCGGATCCTTGGGCTTGCGCATGGCCCTAGGAGACATAGTAACTGAGTCAAACTCTTCAGGAGCAAAAGCTCCCTGCAAGATGGTATCCGCATCTATCTGCAGGACCTGTTGATCCGGACCAAACAGTTCGGCCATGCGTAGGAATCTGGCACAACTGTAGTAGATCTTTTTTTTGATTTCTGTCAGATCCATGGTCTTCAGCATGCGCATGTTCATCTCATTCCTGGCGGTGCTGGCAGACATGGGCATGCGTTCTAAAAATATAGGATTTATGATTTCCCAGCTGTGTGTCACACGTTCGTGGGCTTCGAGATCTGCCGGCGGTGCCTGATCCAAGATCAGATGCACATGCACATGTATCCAGCGGATCTGGCGCACTACGCTGTGTATCAAGGGACGTACATAAAGATCGTAGTAGACCATGTCACTGCTGACATAGATCATGCGTTGACCTCGTGGCCTGTTACCTTCTAGCGGGGGCACGGTCCAGGTCATGGGTTATAGTTGTGCCAGGCTGGCTAGGCTTTTATCCACCCAGGGCAGGATCAAATCCTGTTGGCGTACATGACCATGAGCATGGATGCTGCGATCAGCTGACTCGGGCAATAGTGCCAGTTCAGACAAATGATACCAGGTGGTAGTTTTTGGATCCTGGGGAGCATGCGAGCTTTTGTACACTACAGCGTGTATCCAAGGATCGGCCGAACGTTGCTGGAAAAAACCAGATCGGCAGTCCCAACCTGCGGTGGCCAGCATGCGTATCAGGCTGACCATGGTGTGATGATAGTAACTGTGGGAATCAAGATAGTAGGCCAGTTGCCCACGCAATGTGATTATGGTCTGTGGAACACTGATCACCAGCATACCACCTGCGCTGGTCATGTGCCACCACTGGCTCAAGGTCTTCAAGGGATTCACAGCGTACTGGAACGCATCGTGGCACCACAACACGTCAAAACCGCCTGGGTGTGGAACTATGTTTTCCTCAAAACTACCTTGTTGGTAGGCTATGTTGAGATATGGTCTGATAGCTCCTGGGGCAGGCACCAGATCTATGCCGTAGCAACGTATGTTTAAGGGTTCAGGATCTTCGTCGCGGGTGGTGGCCGTAGCCCACCATATCAAATCATCGCCGGTACCACAACCTAGATCTACCATGCTGCCCACACTGGCCATGAAGTCATCGTATTCATACAAGGCATTCAACACCTGTAGACTGTGGCTGTGACTGTCACCGGGATGTACAAACTTCATACCTGTATGTCCTCCATACCTGCGGTACGCAATCTCACAATATGTCCACTCATCCAGCTTTTTGAGTCCAGGCCTTTCATGATACCCAACCAACGATTGCGTAGCAAGGCCACTTCATTGATGATGGTTTCAAAATCTATGACTTCGTCTTCACCATCCACATACTTTTCTGCATCTCTAGATGTTAGAGCACGGGCATAGCCCTCTAGATATTTTTGGAAATGTCGACGGCGGATCTTACGCAACTGTATGTTCAAGTGGTTGAGTATGGCTTCAATTTCCTGCAGTTGGTTGAATCTGTGTTCGGTTATACCCGGCAGTTCTTTGATGTTTCGTTCGACTAGGCCTGTGACACGCACATCACGCTTGGCATCCTCTAGCTCATGTTCGTAATGGGCAATGAAATCAGGAATTGCCGACAAGTCAGCAACCACACGGCTATACCACATCAATAGTCCTTGTAGTCGTCGTCATCCTCGTCATCATGCAGATCTTCATCATCTTCTTCCTCGTCGGCGTGATCTTTGAGGTAACTGGTCAGAGCACGCCGCACTTCTGAATCACCTTTAAATGTGTCTCTGATTTCGTCTGCGGCCACATCATTGTCAATCAACACAGAGATTAGAGTTTCTGCGGCTTCGCTTCGATCCACAGTGTTTACATACCGCTTGATCTCATCCCAAATTTCTCGGCTTAATTCTACGCTCATTTATTATTCCTCCGTGGCTGTTTCTTCAGTACTTACCGTTTCCCGTTGATTTGCAAAATCAGCCATGACCTTGTCCAGGCAACCTTCTTCGTTGCTTTCCCAGGCCTTGCGGAACTGTTTGATGATCTCACCATCTGACGTCACAAACATGAGTCGGTTGCCGTCCTTCTTCAGCAGGCCTTTCTTTTCAGCCAAGTCAGTAAGACCCGAATAAGGATTCATGCCTGTTTCATAGGGAATCTTGACCTGCACACCTTCAAAGGGTTTGGCGTAGCGTGTTTTCATTACCTTACAGCCAGCACGGATGCCCATGACTTCGGAGATCTTGTTGCCGTCTTCGTCTTCTTTGAGCTTCATCTTCTTCATGGCCACTACGATACTGCTGGCATAGATAAAGCCCTGTCCACCCGAAATCTTGTCGTCTGGATCAAACATGT